TTTCAGAGGAAGGAACCTTAAGATTGCTGGTGACCGCACATTTGATGTGTGGACAATCACTGTCATCAACGACACCACATTCAATCTCAGAAATGCTTTTGAATTGTGGATGAATGGAATCAACAAACATGATAATGCTACTGGAGAAACAACTCCTGCGGATTATCAGACTGACGCTATGGTTTATCAGTTGGGAAGATCAACTGTTCAATCAACAGCAGGTCAGGGTGGTTCTATCCAAGGTCAGGATGACAAGTTACCAGTATTAAAGTCTTACAAATTCCACGGGATATTCCCAACAAACCTTAGTGCGATTGAGTTATCATACGATCAACCCGACACAATAGAAGAGTTCACTGTTGACCTACAGGTTCAGTGGTGGGATGCTTTTAAAGGTGGTCAGGATGCTTCTATGCTTGGTTCAGATCCTAACGCTTAAACATCTTATATAAATAACTGGGAAGGCCCAGTATGAAGTGAATTAATGGCTAAATTATTTGGTTTTAAGATACAGAAGGACGACGAGCAGAAAAAGAACGTCGTCTCACCTGTACCTCAGTCTAATGAGGATTCATCGGACTATTATGTTTCGAGTGGATTCTATGGGCAGTATGTAGATATTGACGGTGTATTCAAGAACGAGCACGAGTTAATAAAAAGATATCGTGAAATGGCACTTCATCCAGAAGTGGACAGTGCCATAGAAGATATTATAAACGAAGCAATAGTTTCGGATCAGAATGATTCTCCAGTCGAAATCGATTTGGAGAATCTTCCTGCATCTGAGAAACTTAAACAACTCATTAGAGATGAGTTTAAATCTGTTAAAGAAGTTCTAGACTTTGATAAAAAGTCTCATGAGATTCTTAGAAATTGGTATGTTGATGGGAGAATCTATTACCATAAAGTAATCGATGTCAAGAAACCAGAAGAAGGAATTAAGGAAGTAAGATATATTGATCCACTTAAGATTAAACTGGTAAGAAAACTCAAGACAGATCCCACATTACAAGGAGTAATCAGATCAGTTAATCAAGGTCAGGATCCATCCAATATAGAAAACCCTGAGATAGAAGAGTACTATCAGTACGATCCTAATGCAATACAGGGTAAAAATAATGTGGGTGCTATAGGTAGCACACCATTTGCTCATAAGAATAAAGCAGTTAAGATTTCACCTGACGCAATAACATTCTGTCATTCTGGTTTAGTAGATAGAAATAAGAATACAATTCTTTCTTATCTAAACAAGGCAATTAAGGCACTCAATCAACTTAGAATGATTGAGGACTCTCTTGTTATCTACAGATTGAGTCGTGCTCCCGAAAGGAGGATCTTCTATATCGACGTAGGTAATTTACCTAAGATCAAAGCGGAACAGTACCTCAAAGAGGTTATGAACCGTTATAGGAACAAGTTGGTGTATGATGCATCTACTGGTGAGATAAGAGATGATAGAAAGCATATGAGTATGCTTGAAGATTTCTGGTTACCTCGTAGAGAAGGTGGTCGTGGTACAGAGATTACAACGCTTCCAGGCGGGCAAAACCTTGGAGAACTCTCTGACATAGAATATTTCCAGAAGAAACTTTACAGAGCTCTGGGTGTACCAGAATCACGTATTGCTGGATCTGGAGAAGGATTTAATCTTGGAAGATCTTCAGAGATCTTAAGAGACGAGATTAAGTTCACCAAGTTTGTTGGTAGGATGAGGAAGAGGTTCTCAACTGTCTTCCTTGACATGTTGAAGACTAATCTAATTCTTAAGAACATTGTTACGCCAGAAGACTGGGAAGTCCTCTCTGATCACATCCAATTCGATTTTGTATACGATAATCATTTCTCAGAATTAAAAGAGGTAGAACTCATTAACGAGAGACTTGGTGTTGTTGCTGGAGTCGATCCTTATGTTGGTAAGTACTACTCACTTGAATGGGTGAGACGTAATGTTCTTAAACAGAAGGATGAGGAGATCATTGAGATCGACAAACAGATGGCACAAGAAATTGAGGATGGTAAGATTGCTGACCCAATGGAAGTGCAACAACTGGAAATGGGTGTTCATCCAGAACAAATGCCTGGTGGACAAATGAACCCAATGCCTGAAGAAATGCCTGCTGAAGAGCAACAAGCACCTCCTCCACAGATGCCCAAAGGTGGAGAGATATAAATACCTTTAGTCTAATTCTATATTAACCCCTATGGATAATGATTTAATTGATATGATAGCCGCTGAAGATCCTTCAGCTACCGATATTCACGACAAACTTAAAGATCTTCTTTATGCAAAGTCAGCTGAGAATATTGATACTATCAAACCAGCTGTGACTGCCTCTATGTTTGGTGGGCCTAATCCCTATCTAGACGTACCAGAGACAGAAGTTGAGACTGAACCAAGTGAAGAACCAGTTGCATCTGATGAAGCACCTGGCACACCTGCATCCGTTGAGGATTCAGAAGTCGAAACCCCTACTGCTGAAGTAGAAACACCTGATAATGAGACCGAAGAAGAAAAACCTGAGGCTTAAATCAAATGAAACTCATTAGAGAAGAGATCGAAACCTGTAAAGTTCTTGTCGAAGAAAAGGAAGGCAAGAAGTCTATGTTTATTGAGGGTACTTTTTTACAAGGTAACCTTAAGAATAGGAATGGTCGATTCTACCCTACAGAAGTTCTTGCAAAAGAAGTTAATAGGTACTGTGAAGAGTTTGTGGCTAAAGGTCGAGCTCTTGGAGAGCTAGGTCATCCAGAAGGTCCAACTGTAAATTTGGACAGAGTATCTCACAAGATTGTTGATCTCCATGCGGAAGGAAATAATTTTGTAGGTAAAGCAAAGCTTTTAGAAACACCAATGGGAGTTATCGCCAAGAATCTTCTCGACGAAGGCGTTCAACTCGGAGTTTCTTCTAGAGGCATGGGTAGTCTAAGAGACACTAACGAAGGATACAAAGTCGTTGGTGAAGACTTCATGCTCGCAACTGCAGCTGATATAGTTGCAGACCCTTCCGCCCCTGACGCATTTGTCAATGGCATCATGGAAGGAGTTGATTGGGTCTGGGAATCTGGACTACTTAAAGCTCGTGATTCACAATTAGCTGTCGTGGAAGAAGTTCCTTCGGCCGTTGCTGTTAAAGAGCCAGAAGAAGTAGTTGAAGAAGCCATTGAGAAAACCCAAGAAACTATAAATAAATTTGTTAGTCAAGGTCAGCTTGATGAGAAGAAGTTGGAAATCTTCCAAAACTTCCTATCAAATCTTTGATTTAATAAATAAACATAGATTAACGATATCTAATCACGTTTTAAAGCGGAGAGTTCAAAATGTCTCGTGGAGATTTACAAGAAATGGAAGTAGGCACAAAGCAATCCAACACTGCTGTTAATGCTAACGCTGGTAAGGGCGATCCAATGCCTTCAACACCAGATTACGTTAAAAGTTCTCAGGCAGTAGAAGATCTGGGAGGTCCTACACCCCAGAACTCAAAGCCGGATGACGAGTCCAATGCGCTTAAGACTCCTACAAAGACTATTAAGCAAGTTGCGGATGTAGTTACTAACCGTCCTGGCAAAGGTGGAGGAAACCCTGGCATGCCTACTTTAAACAAAGGTAAGGTTTCTTACGAAGAAACTGAGACCGTCGAAGACGAGAAGGTGGAAGCCATCGTCGAAGATGAGACAGTTACTAAGGAAGACGAAACCAAGGTTGACCTTAACTCAGCTATCGAAGAGGACGTTAACGCTCTCCTCGCTGGTGAAGAACTCTCTGAAGAGTTTAGAGAAAAGGCAAAGGTAATCTTCGAGGCATCTATCAATGCTAAGATTACAGATATCGAAAATCAACTGAACGAAGAATACGCTACCAAACTCAACGAAGAAGTTGAGACTATCAAAGTATCTCTTACAGAGAGAACTGATGCGTATCTCGAATATGTCGCAGAAGAGTGGCTAGAGGAGAATCAGCTAGCAGTCGAAAGAGGCATCAAAGCCGAAATGACTGAATCATTCTTAGACGGCATGAAAAAGCTTTTTGAAGATCATTATGTATCATTACCTGAAGATAAATATGATGTTCTAGAGAATATGGTAGACAAACTTGATGAAATGGAGACCAAGCTTAACGAGCAGATAGAAAGAAACGTTGACCTTCGCCAATTGCTTGGCAAGTCAACAGCTCAGACTGTCTTCAACAACGTTGCAGAAGGACTTGCAGTATCCCAAAAGGAAAAACTACAAAGTCTTGCAGAGGGTGTTGAGTTTGAAAGTGAAGAAGCCTATCGTGGAAAACTAGAAACTCTTAAGGAGTCATACTTCAAAGGAGGAACAAAGACTAGTTCTCCTACGAGCGCACCTCAAGAACTAACAGAAGAAGCAGAGCATGTTGAGCCAGCTACTGGATCAATGGCTACTTATCTGGAAGCACTTGGTCGTGTGAATAGGAAGTGATAAATTTTTAGTTAAACAACCTTACAAAACGATGCAACAAAACATCAACTATCAGGCGCTTACTGAAAAGTGGGCCCCGCTCCTCGATTACGAAGGAGTAGACAAGATTCAAGATCAGCATAGACGTAATGTTACTGCTGTACTTCTTGAGAACCAAGAGCAAATGCTCCGTGAA